CTAAAAATAAATCAATAGCATCGATGTCGGTTTTAGTACCTTCAAAGCTTAGTGACCACAAGCGAGGAGTGCGATTAATACCGTCACCAACCCTTTGTTGATAACCATCACCAAACTGTGCTTTACGTACTTTAGGAGTGTTAGTTTCTGCTGCGCCATACGTTGGCGAAAATGTAAATGTACTCACGCTAGTATCCCTCCAGGTCTGCTCTCTTCAATCAATACCGATCTTACAGCTATGCCAATTAAGTTACCTAAGTTCTGCCCTTCTGCATCACCTGAACTGCTAGATCCTGATGCGTCTACGTTAACGACTACACTCATGTTGCCGCCCATGCTCTGGCCTTTGGTATGATCAATAACTGTCTCGTTAGGATGCAATACCGCGTTAAATCCACCTCTGCCATCGACACCGCCTGATCTAGGACCGCTACCAGTAAAACCGCCGCCGTTGAAGCTTGGCTGCACTGGCCCTATAAAGTCAGCACCAGAAACAGGCAGCAAACCGCCTAGCATGTCACTAAAGCCGCCAAATATAGGCGCAAATGCTTTCTGTAACGCTATCTTTTGCAGTTGCTTGAGTATGCCGTTAGCAAAGTTTTCGAAGCTTGTGCCGCCATCAATTAGTGCATTAGCAAATGATTCTGCAAAGCCTTCCGAAGCTGTTTGTAAGCTCTTAATAAGACTTTCGGATGCGCTTGCTTCTTGGTTAAAATTTTCTAAGCTAGCAGACGCTATAAGCGCTTCCATTTCTACACGCGCACGCCTGATACCTTCTTGTAGCTGGTCATCGGTTATTAATTTCTTGCCTGTTGCATCATTTACAGTCTTAGAAAACTTTAAAAGCAAAGCCTCTTGATCTTTAAATAATTCAAGAGGGCTTTTGATAGACTGCAAAAAGCTAGCAGACTGAGTTAACAACTTATCTTGTGCGTTTTTCAGTGCTAACAGCTTTTCGCTTCGTTTAGCCGCCGATTCTACAATCTTTGTATCAGCTAGTATTTGAGCATCTGCCGCCGCTTTTAATGTTGCTTCTCTATCAGGATCGTTAACAATCGCTGTTAATTCAGTCTCTAAGGTTTTAAGTGTTTCAACATTCTTTTGTGCAGATGCTAGCTTATCTTCAAATCCTTTCAAGTCAGCTTGTAATCTAGTGTCGTTTGGTGTCCTTCTAAGCTGTCGCTGTATGTTGCGTATTTTAAATTCAGCTTTATCAAAATCAAAGCTAGCCTCTTTAAGTGTTTTACCTAATGACTTTAATCGTTCACCTGCTGCTTCGACAGTCAGTTTATTTATGTTCTTTGCAAGATCCTCTGTGCTTTTAGTCGCTTCTTTTGCTTTAGTCGCAAAGAATACAAGCGAACTAGCTGCAATAATTAAAAGACCTACTTTACCACCGAAGAACTTTAACGCGGTATTAGCTAACGCTGCCGCCCCTGCAAGTGCAGTCAATGATGCGGATGCTAATACAGATGTTCCTGACAGTGCCGCAAGAGCTATTGAAGTCTGTACAGATTGCAGTTGTACAATTAGTAAAGTTGCGCCGGTTACTACAAGTGGAGCGACAAGCTTTGCTGTTATAATAATACCTATAGCCGCCGCAACATCACCAAGCGTTTGAACGTTATCAGATAAAACTGTAAGGCTAGCCGTGGTTAATCTGACTGCACCTTGCAAGCCTGCACTACTGCTATCGTTAAGAAGTAAATCACTAAACCTGTCAAACTCATCACCAAGGTTAGATATTGCACCCTGTAACGTATTGGCTTGTCGTGCAGATCCTCCTGCAAACTCTACGTTACCAAGACTTAACAAGAAATCTTGTATCTCTCTTGTGTTTTTGCCTACCTCAGTCGCTACGCCTCTAAAAGTAAATATAACCTTATCGCCTTCCGACTTTGTTGTTATACCGAAAGCTTTTAGACCGTCAAACTCGCCAGTCACAGCACCTGATAACGCTCTAACAGTATCAGTTAATGATTTACCTGTAGCGCCTGCTGTGTTGCCTAATGACGTAAGAGCCGCTTCGCTTGGGTCAAGACCTAAGTTTTTAAGCGTAATAAATGCGGTAGTTAGCTCTTTGACTGAGAATGGGGTTTGTGCTGCGAACTTTTGCACCCGTTCGAATGCTATTGCAGCCGCTTCAATGCTGCCTGTTGCCGTCACTAAAGACGTTCTAAGGTTTTCAAACTCTATGTTTGTTTGAAGAATAGTACGACCAAGACCTACAAGACCAAGTGCTGCAATAGCTCCGCCCAAAGTACGCATAACAGAAGTAGTTGACGTACCTTGGTTTTGTAGCGAGTTGAGGTTAGACGTAGCTTGAGTGACACCGCTTGAGTTAACTTGTATTGTTAAGTTTGCTACGTCGCTCATTGTCTATTCCTAAGGGCTTGTTTTATAGAGTTGCTATCTTGCCTTGCATTGCCTAAGTAAGGTCTAGGGCTGTCTGTATTGCTGTACGAGCTGTACTTGTTCTGATAAGTTACGCCCATTAAATGTACAGCTTTTACTTCAAATCGATTTAGATTAGATTGGGTTAATGTATTCCATGCGTGTAGTTCTGACCACTCCGACTTTAACCCGAAATCTGTAGCCATATTAGCAATATAGATACAGTAGTCAATGCTAGGCATATCATACTCAACACACATACCTCGTGGTTTATCACTGCCTTTCGAGCTTGAGTTAAGCCACGCCATTTGATCTGCGTAAAGAGTAAGATCATTTAGCGTTCTGGCAAAAAACTCTCTTGTGCTCCAAGAAAGTTAGCAACCTGAATAGCTACAATCTGGCCTTTGTGATTGTATATGTCTAGTGCGTTTTTACGGTTGCAATCTAAAACCTTTCCGTGTAACTCTGCATTGACCCATGAAACAGTAACATCTGCTAGATAGTTTGCAAAGTTTACAACATCACCAATATCACCGGCTTTTGCTAGTGCAGCTTTACTCTCTGCTGTGTGATTAGCATAAACTGTAATCTTTATGTCAGTATCTTTGCCCGTTCTTGGGTCTACTATGACACATTCAGCAGTATCATTTGATATAAGCGTAGATAAATCCATTAAGCTGCTACCTCAATTACACCTTGGTGATCAATACGCACGTTCGCTGTAATTGATCTCAATGTATCACCGTCACCGCCAGCACTTGCTAAACTAAAGACTTTACCTTGAAAGAAATCAATCTCACCCGATGAGTAAGCGAATTTGAAAGTAAAGCTGTTATCTGAGTCGCTAGCAGTCTTCAAAATAACTTGACCCGCATCAGTACGATCTACTCCAATTTCAATAGGAACTTCCGGCTCGTCAAACGTACCTTTGATGTGTCGAGTACCGCGAACTGCAAGAGAATTGTAAGCAACGTCAGTATAGACGCGCCCACGATCTGGGAAGTTGGTGACTTGTCCTACAACTGTGTAACTAACAGACGCGTCGGCAAAACCGGCAGCGTCATAAGTTGGGGGGGCATCTGCGCTAACAGATACGGTAACACCGTCAAAAGTAATTGGTAAGGCCATAATCTAACTCGCTGTAATTGATTGATACGTGATTATAACAGACACGATGTAGTATGCGCCATCTCGCGTGCCTGGATTACGAAATGGAGTCTTAATTCTTACTTTTACGCCGTTGTACGTTAAGTCTCCACGAGGATAAGCAGAGACGATAAGATCCGCCATACTCACTGCTGCGCCCTTGCCCTTATCTACAGGTGCTATGACATCTATCTGATAAATTCCTAAATGATTTAATGCGCTATTAAAGCTTACGCCAATTGGCAAAGTATTAGCAGGTAGTATTGTAGGTCGAAGATATAGCGTGCCTACTGTAGGCGTAAACTCTATATTTTCATAAGCCACGGTTACACTGTTTGCCGCCGCGAATGTCGCTAGGTTGCTATCTAGTGCCGCAGATATATCTAGAAAATATGTACTCATTATAACTGCGCTGCTTGTTGTTGCACCACTTGCTCTAATTCTAAAACAGAAACTTTTAACATACCACTTGGGGCTTGCGTGCTTGTTCCGCTTTCAATAGGCACTGCATAAGGTAAATTGTTCGTAAAAAATACAGAGTCGCTTAACTCAGCACGCAGAGACACGTTAACAGCTTCATTGATAGCTCCAGACTCTCCGGTACGATCAATAATACCTTGTGCTGGGCTGCTTATATCTGTTTGCCAATTGCCACGTAACCTACCTGTTACCGCTGGCGTTCTGCGTATTACTCTTGTGAACAAACCTATGCATGTACCTCTAAAGACCTGCTCGACATTGCCTATCGCTACATCCGTAAAAGCTTGTAATTGTACTGTAAATGACATAATTAGCTCCTAAGCTGTAACTCGTAAATGACCGGCGTACCTGCTGGATTAGTCTCGCGTATAGATACTGTCTGATAAGCCACGCTGTCAACAGTCACTACGTCGTTTAATTCCGGCTTACTACCGGCTTCAATTATAAACCGCTTATCTGTGCTACGTATTGAATCGCCGTCTACTCTCTTAGTGTCAAAATCTAGAAGCGCACCAGATGCCGTGTAAGCCGTTGTTGTGACGCCTGTCATAACGCCCGTAGCTGGGTTAAACGTGCCATCATCGTTATCGTGTGACCACGTAGCAGTCTGCCCTAACTTCTTTAGCAGTCTTGACGATGTATCTGCTAGTCTAGTGTATAATGTCACGCTCGCATCACTGCAAAGCTATTGCCGCCGGTGTTTTTTAACAGCTTACGCTCTAATGCTTTAATTCGCATGTTATAAACAAAGGGAGCGGCGTTGTCTTGGTATTCAACTTCGATTACATCTACTTTTTCTTTCTTAACAGCACGCTCAACAGTTGCCAGCGGATCTTCATCACCATCTATGGCGATTGATACTTCTGCAAGTAAATCTTTTAAGATGTTAGGTATTTCTGTTGTAAGTATAGGAAACTCATCTATATAAACATTTACACGCGGATATTGTAACGCTTGCTCTTTAGTATTCTTTGAGCCGGTGTAGTCGCGAGTTTCTAGGTACGTCATAGCACGCAACAATAATACGCTAGCATCGCCTACAATAGTTATACCTCGTGCCGCTGCATATGCAGAAAGCTCAACAACGGTTATATAGCTTTGTGCGTCTGCCTTTCCCGTTCCTGTCTCAATAATTAAAGTCATAATAAACCCTATTGTTAGGAATTCTTTTTGATGTCCTTTGGCTTATCGCCTTTTTGCTTGTCAGTGTCTTTTAGATCTGACTTATTTATGACTACCGGCTGACCGTCGCGGTAAATTGTTACTGTTTCTAATGCTTGGGACATTATGCTTCCTCTTTGTGGTTGGTTGTGATTGTACTGTTATCGCATTTATGCCGACTTAGTAATTTTGTTTCAACTGCCTTATTTACTGTCCAATTATGCTCAAATAGACGTTTGTTTAAAAGCTTAATAGAAATGCCACACTCTCTTGATAGATTCGCTATATTGTATATCTTACCGTTATAATTCACAGTTTTTAATATTCTTCTTGGCTTTGCTAGCTGCGCCAACCTTTCAGGTGATTTTATGTGGCTAGACCATCTATCATAAAGCCTTTTTCCTTTTGGTGTAGTTAATGCTTTCTCTACTCCCCATCTTTTGATTCTAACTCTTAAAGATTCAAGACATATGCCAATTTCATTGGCCCAATCAGTCAAGCATTGTGTTTTTCCATTAAATTGAATATTAACATTGCTTCTTCTATTTCTTGTTTGGATAGCCTTTGTCGCCCATCTAACATTGTTAGGCTCATAGTCGCCATCGTTATTAACTCTATCAATTTCCGCACCGTTAAAATGACCCTCAGGTACGTCATTAACAAAATTACTTAGATTATGCCACCACTGACAAACTTTAATGCCGCGACCACCATAATCTTTGTAGGATGCGCTGCTTTCGTTATAACATCTAGCCATCATATTTCGCCATCTACTATAATGAATAGAGCTTGTTAGGTTATGCTTAGCAGTTCTTTCTTTCTGCAAACAGCCGCAAGACTCAACTGATCCGCTAATAAGCCCATCAGACCTAATTGACTTTAGGTCACTGCCACACTCACACAAACATACGGACATATACCTGTAAGTATTAGGTATTTGGCCGACTGCAATTACTGTTAGCCGACCAAACTTATCACCTGTTTTTACTATTTTAGCTTTTGTTGCAACTAAATTAAATTCCTTTAGCATAATACACCCCAGTAAATAAAGGTGTATTTTAACCCAAAAGGCTAAGATAGTAAAGGCTTAATAAAAACATCACCCTAGTAAAATTGAGCTGTGTTCTGCCTTTATTACCTTCACGCCCCATGCGAGTGCGACTTCATAACGTATTTTACGATAGCCTTTATACATCGCAAACTCCATCGATAAGCCTGATCTAGGGTCTGTAATTACAATTACGTCCTCAGCCATGTCGCCTTCTTCTGGTCGTGCTGGTGAGCGTGCTGCCAATACTAAAGCACTACGCGCAAAACACATATTACGCGCTGCTGCTGCAACAACTGTAATTGCTGTAGTGCTGCCAGCGATTGCAATACGTAGACCTGGCGCTGCAAGTGTAATTGTACCGCCGTTAGAGACATCAGTATCACCAGAAGCAACAACGTACTGAGAGCTTTGACCTGCGATAGTAATTACGTCACCAGCGATTATAGTACCTGTACCAGCACTAGCTAAAGTAATAACAGTCGCGCCGACAGCATAACCTGCTGCGTTAGTTGTAGCATTTGCGCCTGTACCGGCTGCGGGTGTGAAAATCTGAGCTGATTCGCGTAAAGGCATACCTGCAACATCAAGCAAAACACCTTGACGTAACAATGTATCAGTACCGGCAGCATTTACTGCTGACTGTTTACCAATCATGTTAACACCGGCATTAGTATTAAATACTAATTGTGGGTCAATATCACCGCCGTTGTCTTTGAGCACTTGACGCGCCTGAGCTGCTGCTGTGAAGTCGTTAGCTGTACCGAATGGAGTTGTTCCCGCCGTACCAACTGCGCGACTCATTGCAACGTGTAAGCCAGCAAGATCAATTTCAACAGCGTTGGCTACTTTTCGAATAGCTTGTGCGATCTTTTGTGCTCGTACTGATGGATAGCCCGGTCCAGAATTAAGACCTAACTGCTGCTCGCCGATAAATCCAAACTCAGCAGCCTTGCTGTTAGTAATTTGAATGTCAACAAAGCCCGAAGTTTGACCCGTTGGCTCTGGCACTTGCATGGCTGGGGTAATGTCAACTAGATTACCTTCCGGCTCTACATCAACACGAATGTTCTGACCTAGGGCTGCGGTTGCTGCGGATGCGTTAAGAGTAACAGCCGGGATCATGCCGGTTAACTCTCTTGATACAATATCAAGCGCTTCGTAAATCTCAGGTACTAAACCTGTAATTGTGTTCTCTGCCATTTTAATTACTACCTTTCATCAACAATTTTGGCTTTACCTGCACGAGACTCTAATGAGACGCGCATACGTTCTGCCGGGTTTAACGCTTCAAATTGAGCGCGAGTATAAACATTTCCGGCACTGCCGCTGTTGTTGCTTCCGGTAGCACTGCCACCTGACGAGTCAACACCATCTATAAGTCTGTCATAGGCTGGGTTTTTTCTGTATTCCATTTCTAGATCGTCGAGAGTTGCCACAGACAAATTCCCATTAAGATCTAGCACTCTTATTGTACCATCAATAGACTTAATTCTATCACTTGAATCTCTAGATAGGAACTTAGCACAACTAGAGTGATTTGTAAAGCGACTACCGAATTGATCCTGTGCTGTCTTTTCTTTAGATGATATTTCTTTTAATCCAATATCAGTAATATACGTTTCTTGCTCTGCTACTTTAATCTGCGAGCTTTCGTATAATTGTTTCCAGTTTTCGTCAGCTAAGAGCCTGTCTTTCTCTTGTTTTGTAGCTTTTGTCTCGGCTGCTTTAGTATGCTTGTTTGACTCGCTAATCTTTGCGCTTAATCGCTCGTTATCTGCCATTAGCGTGTCAATCTTACCTTGCCATTCCGCGTTGCTTGCGTCTGTCGCTGCCTGTGCTGCCGCTGCTACTTCTTCGGGGGTTTGCTCTACTGACATATTATCACCTGGTCACTGACCGTTTATGCGCCACTGGCACTATTGAAAGCCAAAGGGTTTAATTCCCTTAGCCGTTTTAAAGTATATACCTTGCCTGTATCTTCATCGCTAAATTTACGAATTGATAATTTACCGCTTTTAAATAATGCCGCACGTCTAACACCTAGCACTTCGATCTGTACTTCGTCGCTCTGACGTTTTAAGAATCCACCATATGTAACATTGCCTGCTTCTGGTCCGTCGATGCTTGCACGCTCACCAACAATTGATGAGCCTAAGTCAAACTTAGGATTTACTTTTGCGACTCTAAGTGATCGACACCCCCAGTGTAACGGAGTCATTGGCCCTTCGCCTATGTCAAAAACCTGTCCGTCTAAGCTTGCACATGATATTGATGTGCGACTATCTAAAGTTGCTACAAACTCTTCGCCTATAATTACATCATCATTAGCCGCGTATGTAGCAGACCGAGCTTGTGAGCCGATGTGATTAGTTGTGGTCCTTACTAGCGCTTCCGCTTGCTGTGTAACCTTACTGCCAACTATGTTCTCAATATCTTTAACTAATTCGTTAGTAGTCTTGCCGAGTAACGATCCATCACGTATTAATTGTGCTATCTCTTTACTGCGCTTCTTGCTAAATTGCTTTGCTGCTTGCTCTATCGTAACAGTCTGTGTCTTCTGCCCGCTAATTAGCTTCATCGGTACTTTTGTAATAGATGCTTGTATCTGCCTTAATGATCCCGCTGATACTGCTTCGGCTGCTGTCGTTGATAGTATTGCTTGTCGTACAAATTCTGCTTCCTCTTCTCCAAACTCTTTCAAGCCTTCTATCATGTCATCGCCGTACTCATTTAGTACAGTCGTTGTGATCTGTGCTATACGCTGCGCTAATCTTACCGCGCGTACTTTGCCGTAATCACTTTCAAGCGTAGACTTTAGCTGCCGAGAAAGCACCCGCAAATGCTTTAGTAGGCGCTTAGCTTCGCCTTTGCTATAACGCTGTACAAATATCTGTCGCAGTGTAAGCGCATCAATTAAGCCGTTATTGCTGCTCATTTATATTACTGTCTGATCTTCGGCATCAGCGTCTATCTCTTCGTCAGTACGATCAATCTCGCCTGCTCTTCGTAGCGTCCTGCGTATGTCTTGTTTCGCAATTATACCACGGTCAAACAATTGTATTTTAGCTATTACAATATTAGCATCTACGCTTTTATCGTAGAAATCTTGATTGATAATAAATACTGGCTCGTTAGTTATAGCCATGAACAGATTAACCCAGCCAAGACACGTTTCTATAGCTGATGATGCGTTTTGCACGATGTTAGCTAGTACCGAGTTATCGCCTGCATGTTTAATACGTGCTGCCTCTGCTGTCTCTGCTTGACCTCCTGACTCAATCAATCGTGCTCCAATGCTTACCATTTGCGCTTCTTTTTGCTCCATAGCTTCGAATGCCGCACCGTTTGATGCTGCTTGCAATAGATTAGCAGAACCACCCCCAGCCGTTGCAATACCACGACGCGCGCCGACTTCTATACCGTTCGGGTTAAGCGTTTGAAATTCTATAGCGCTAGTCGATCCCGTATCAATATGTAGCATAGGCTGCCCATGTAGGTAGATGCCTTCTTCATATGACGCGCTGTTTCTGTAATGACCTATATTAACCTCTGCTATATCGTACAAAGCCGCATCATCTACCGCTGGATCGTTTGAGTAAGTACCGGCGAATATAAATGGTATAAATCTAAGTAGCTGACCATTGGCACGAGGCTGTACTATGTCGCCAAATATTACGTTATCACGCTCTATGTATGAGCTGTATATCCCATCAATCAAGCAGAGCTTACGATACTGTATCTTTGTATCTTGATCGTACTCATCTTCTTCTAATAAATACTCTTCTTTAAGAACTACTAAAGACAAGACATTTTGACCGGCTACTATGCTTGTTTTCCAGTTTATGCAATTCTCAGCAGTGTAGACTTTAATACTTGCAGTAAATCCTAATTGATTTGTCTGCTCTTTGCTTAGATTGGGCACTGATTCAGGATAGTCAACCAATAGACCAATACGACCACACTCTAATAGATCGCCTACGACCACCTTGCCAAGCTGCTCTAGCGTAGTACCTGAACCGGTGGCATTATCCTCTATGTATTCTATACCGGTAATATCAATCTCTGGTGGCTGCCTGAATGCCATGCCTACCATCGCGTTGCGTGTTCTAGCGGTAATGTTTACAAACTGAGCGCGCTTTTTAAAGTCAAAGTATCGATCGCTCTTATTGTCTGGGTCGTTTGGCTCTGGATTAGACAAATAAAGCACGCCTTTTGACCTAATCTGTTTCGCACCGCTTACGCAATCACGAACAAGCACCCATTTAGATAGGTTATTAGTGTATGTTTTGTTCTGTGTATCAATTGGCATCTTAGAACCTTATGTTTAAATCTATAGCTGGTTTAGTCACAGGATATTTGCGATTAATAAAATAGCCGCTACCATCAAGCCAATCATCGATGGCCGGGTGAGTATGGTACTTCTCCGGGTCGCCTTTGACATTATAACCCTGGCTCTCTAAAGCATGAGTAAGCTGTGGGCATTTATCTGTGTTAATCATAATTCTATCGTGTGAAAACATAGCATTCATCGCGTTAATTCTATCGCGTACTGCTGGGTTAGCTAATGGCGCATCTACTTGATAACCTGCACTCTCAATTAATCCTATATCTGATAATGTCGCGTTAGTGCTACCTGACCTACCCGAAGCATCAGGGTAGACTATAATCTTCTTGCCGTTATAGCGTACCAGATTGTTAATAAAGTCATATGTATCGTGACTTACAAACTCATCAACAGCTTTTGGTTGATTGTTTTCTATAATCCAAACAGTAGCGCAAGTGCCGCCAATGTTAAAGTCTAATCCTACATGCAAAAATGTGTCTTTATACGTAATCTCTCGATTTGTATGATGCTTGGCGCGACTAAAGAAATGATAGACTTTATTAGCGTTTAGACTTACAAACTCACCATTTAAATAAAGCTCTGCTAATACGCTGTCGTAGTTAGATCTTATCTGCTCTATATAATCGTCTGGCAAGTATGGATTAGATGCCGTAGGCGCTTTGATAAGCTCATATCCTTCTTGTGCATCTTTTCCCCACTTGCTGTATACAAATCCATTATAGCCTTGGTCAGGTGTTGTGACTGCGCCAATAGTGTTAACTGTGGGTCGCTTCTGCCTGTTGCGCTCTGTTATCTTGCGCCAAACTAAAGAGGCTTTGTCTTTGTGTAGCGTATCAATCTCATCAACAATGCTATGAGCTGTCTCGTAAGCAATGATTCGTTCCGGTCTATCGTAAGACCTAAATATAATATCGCCGTAACCGTACGCGTGTATTGTGTAATCGACTTTA